ACAAAAATACCTCAGGAGAATCTCAAGTTCTTTCAGTATTTTTAGATACAGACCCTTCTCTTGGAGACGTTTTAGGTTTTCAATCTTCTTTTACTAGTACTAGTACTGCTGTTACAGCCATGGGAGTTACTCCTATAACTACAAATCCGAGAAAAAATGGAGTTTATACTAGCACAGAAGATCAGGGAGGTTTTTGCGTTGTTTATGGAGATGCAACTTTTTTAGCTGTAGCTACTTTTGATGAGCTAGGTATAAATATTCACGTAAATACATCTTTTACTCATAGTGGTTCAACTGGCAATCAATTTAATTTACCTCTTGGTCCTACGTCTATAATAGGAATAGCAAGAGATAATAATTGGAGTACAGGTGGTACAGGTGGATTAACCTATGATATTTACAGTACTTTTGATATAACTGCTACATCTTCAACTACTACTAACCAACTTTATATTACCGATAACACTACAGGAACTCAAACTTTAGGGTACTTACGAGCTGCATCTTTTAGTGGAGGTGGAGGAACGGCTAATATTAAACAAACAGGAAGTACTACCACTGGGTTTCAGGATATAACTTATGCAGATTTTCCTGCTTGGAACAAACAAAGAACTACATTATACAGACAATTTGCAAACATTGATGGAAGTTCAGCAGGAACTTTTGCAGAGCAATATGCTTGTGTAGGAGCAGCTTTAGCGGCTAAGCCTTATTTAGTAGATGGAGACCCTATAGTTCTTGTAGGTAGAAACCCAGCAGATCAAAACTCTTATTATTTATACGCATTTGAAGACTATGACACAACTATAAACAGACCAGTGGGAGTAATAAGTTACGGTACTGCTGATGCTTATCATCCTTTTGAAGCTGGGGTAGACGGTTTATCAGGTCTAGCTAGTGTTGGTAAACATAGCTCAGGCAGTATTCATTTACCTACTAATACTTTAGGAAGAATACAATCTAACGATAAAGCTTTTTTTACTCTAGCTGTTCCTTCAATAACTAAACTTACCTATGATTTTTCAGTAGCAAATCAAAGTGTAGAAATATCAGGAAATTTATTAGTAGCAGGAAGTCAAGTATTTGGAAGTGACCAAATGAGATTTCAAGAGTTTAACTTTGTATCTCGTCCTAGTAAGTTATATATAGACACTACAAATATGACTACTTCTGGTACCACAATGCCTGCAAATGCAG